TCGCCTGCTTCGACGGCCGCCGCGTCAAGCCGCCGCCCAAGACCGCCGCCTCGATCTACCACACGCCCGAATACAGGGCGTGGCGCGAGACGGTGATCTCCCGCGCCGGCGGTCGCTGTGAAGCCCTCGACAACGGCAAGCGCTGCTGGAAGGGCGCCCGCCATGGCCATCGCGTCTTCGCCGATCACAAGCAGGAGCTGCGCGACGGCGGCGCGCCCTTCGACCCCGCCAACGGCGAATGCCTCTGCGGCTCGCACCACTCGCTGAAGACCGCCGCCTCCCGCGCCGAGAGGCGCTGACCCCACCGTCGAGGCCCTCCGACCCCCAGGGGGTTTCGACTGAACCCCAATCCCGCCCCAGCAACCGCGTTGGTTCCCATTCAGAGATTTTTTTCTGATGACCGAGAATTCCGAACCGACGGATCTCTTCGGCGAACCTATGCGGCAATTGCCGGACAGGCGGGGTCGGCGGAAACTGCGGTTTCCTCAGGAAGTCTATGAAAGGGTTGAGTTTCTAGCGGCCATTCCGACGTCGCAGGAAGACATCGCCATCATCATCGGCGTCAGCGTCCCGTCTCTGCGGAAATATTTTCGACCGGAGTTGAGTGGGACCAGATCGCTCTCGACGGAGCGGGCGGGGGCGCTGGTCATGCTCCGCGATGCGGCGGCCAAGGGAAACGTCTCGGCGATCAAGGCGCTGCTGGCTGAGATCGACAAGCGCGAGGCGTCGGCCAATTTTCGACGTCCGGATCGTCCAGCCGAAACGTCGCGCCCCGAGGCGCCCGGCAAGAAGGCGGTCGCCCGCGCCGACGCCGCGGCGGTCATCGCCGCCGATGACAAGTTCGCCCCACGAGGCGCCGTCCGACTCGCCACGGCCAACGGTGAGGCGGTGGCCTCCGCCCCCGCCGACTGATGCCGACCTGGTCAACCGCCTGCCCCGACTGGCGCGAGCGTATCGTCCAGGGCAAGTCCCTGCTGCCCTGCCCGCCGCTGTTCCCTGATGAGGCCGCCGCCGCCCTCGACGTCTTCCGCGACCTCACCATCGCCGACGTGCTAGGCAAGCCCACCTTCGGCGAGATCAGCCGCGACTGGGTGTTCGACCTGCCCTCGGCCGTCTTCGGCGCCTATAACCCGGTCAGCAAGCGCCGGGAGATCAATGAATTCTTCGAGCTGATCGGCAAGAAGAACGCTAAGTCCACCCGCGCCGCCGGCATCATGATCACCGAGCTCGTGCGCAACGAACGCCAGGGCGCGGAATTCCTGATCCTCGCGCCCACCATCGAGATCGCCAAGAACGCCGCCGACCCGGCCATGGACATGGTCGCCGAACATCCGGAGCTGCGCCGCTTCCTCAAGCCCGTCGCGCACCAGCGGATGATCGAGCACCGCATCACCGGCGCCCAGCTCAAGATCATCGCCGCCTCGCCCGAGACCGTCGCCGGCACAAAGGCCACCGGCGTCCTGATCGACGAGCTGTGGCTGTTCGGCAAGATGGCCAAGGCCAAGAACATGCTGCTGGAAGCCACCGGCGGGCTCTACAGCCGCCCGGAAGGCTTCGTTATCGCTCTTTCGACCCAGAGCGACGAGCCGCCCACCGGCGTCTTCCTGGACTGGCTGCGCCGCTATCGCGACATCCGCGATGGCAAGCTTTACGACCCCTACAAGCTGGGCATGCTCTACGAGTTCCCGGAGGAGATGATCAAGGCCGGCGCCTACAAGCTGCCGGCCAACTTCCACGTCCCCAACCCCAACTACGGCGCGTCGGTGGACCCGCAGCGCCTGCTGGCCAAGTTCGAGGAAGCCACCCGCGAAGGCCAGAAGGCCCTGGTGGGGTTCTTCGCCAAACATCTCAACGTCGAGCCCGGCATGGGCGGTCGGTCCGATGGGTGGCCTGGCGCAGACTTCTGGAAGCGCCGGGCGATCAGGCTCACCCTTGACCGCCTGATCGAGCGCAGCGAGGTTATCGTGGTCGGCATCGACGGCGGCGGCCTGGACGACCTGTTCGGCCTCACTATCGTCGGCCGCGAGGCCATCGAAATCGAGGTGGCGGATGCCGCGGCGCAAGATGCGCCAGATGCTTCTGGGACGCCTGTCGCCGGCAAGAAGAAGGTCAAACGCTGGCTATCGTGGAGCCACGCCTGGGCACACCGGATCATCCTCGACCGACGCAAATCGATCGCCACCAAGCTCGAAGAGTTGGAAGAGGCGGGTGAACTAACCTTCGTCGGCAGCGCTGAGGATGTGGCTTTCACAGCCGACGCGGAGGACGATGACCTCGCCGGCAACGAAACCCTGATCGCCGATCTAGACCTGGACGAGATCATCGAGATCATCGTCAGGATCCGCGACGCCGGCCTGCTCTACTGCGTCGCGGTCGACCCGGCCGGCCTCGGCGAGCTGATCGACGCCCTCGATGCTGTCGATATCAAAGAGCAGAACAAGGAAGACGGCTGCAACTTCGTCGCCGGCGTCAGCCAGGGCTACGCCCTGATGAACGCCATCAAGACGGCGGAGCGCAAGCTAGCCAACGGAGCCCTCCTCCACGCCAGCCAGGCGCTGATGGATTGGTGCGTCGCCAACCTGAAGATCGAGCCGACCGCCACGGCGATCCGCGCCACCAAGCAGAACGCCGGCGACGCCAAGATCGACCCGGCCATGGCGCTGTTCAACGCCGTGACGGTCATGTCCACCAACCCCGAGGCCCAGCGCTCCGTATACGAGGAGCGCGGCCTGCTGGTGTTCTAGAGGGATCCTCGAATGACCCGTGGCGCCGTCGTTGTCCTCGACCCCGAACTGTTCGTCTTGGCAGTCGGTCTGATCAAGGACCATGGTCTGCAGATCAAAAACTCGCTCGATGGCCGGGACCGTGGCTTCGGCGGAAAAGTGGTCCTTGTGATCGCTGGCGACCGACTTCCTGAAGAATGCGAATCCGTCTCACCCCCTCATGTGGTGAAGTTCCTAGTCACGGACGAGCACTATGGGTCTCAGCACTTGACCCGCATCACTGATATCTCGGTCGACGTCGCGGCGACTGAACGGTTCATCTCCATGGCTGCCGCCATCTGATGACCGCCGCCCCTGCGCGAACCGGGTTCGCTGATCGCATCCTCGGTCTGGCGGTCGATGTCGCCATCCCGGCGGGCGCGTTGCTGATCACCTTCGGCGTCTGGCAGTTGAACCATCCGGCGGCCTTCATCGTCGGCGGCGCCTTCCTGCTGGCCGGCGGCTGGATCGCGGCGCGGAAAGGCGCGTAATGAGCTTCTTCAGCCGCATTGCCGCGCCGAGCCACGAGCGCGCCAGCGCCGGCGTGCCGTCCTATGGCATGATCCCGCCGCTCGGCTCGGTCCAGTCGGCCTCCGGCGCGATGATCAGCCAGGCCACGGCCATGACGGTGTCGTCCGTCTACGGCTGCGTCACTCGCCTCGCCACCGACCTGGCCCGCTGCACGCCCTACCTCTACCGCCGCAACAGCAACGGCACCGAAACCCGCGAGGACGACCATCCGCTCTATGAGCTGTTCGAGCGCCCGAACCCGCAGCAGGACTGGTTCGAGTTCGCCTTCCAATACTGGGTCGGCTACCTGCTGCGCGGCAACGCCTATGCGCCGATCCAGCGCGACAGCCGTGGCGATCCCACCGCGCTGATCCCGGTCAATCCGGATGCGGCAATGGTGCTGGAAGCGTCGAACGGCGACGTCTTCGTCAACATGAACCGCATCGGGCTTTGGCAGATGGCCATGCTGCGAGACTTCCCGACCGCGATCCCGTCGGAAGATGTCTTCCACCTGCGCGGTCTGACCTTCAATTCCCTGGTCGGCGTCTCCACCATCGGCCTGGCCCGCGACGCCATCGGCCTGTCGATGGCGCTCGAACAGCAGGCCAGCCGCTGGATCGCCAACGGCGCCCGCCCCTCGACCTGGCTGAAGTCCGCCAAGCGCGTCAGCGACGATGCCGCCCGCCGCCTGAAGACCCAGTTCGACGACCTGCACGCCGGCTACCAGAACACCGGCAAGACCGTCCTGCTGGAAGACGGCATCGAACCGGTCGCCCTGCAGCTGACCTCGGTCGACCTGCAGTTCATCGCCCAGCGCCAATGGCAGCCCGAGGATGTCTGCCGCTTCTTTGGCGTGCCGCCGCACAAGATCGGCCTCTATGCCGACAAGCGCAGCGACCCGCAGCCGAACGTGGCCCAGGACCAGGACTATGTGAATTCGGCTGTCACCTGGCGCGCCCACGCCCTCGAAAAGCGCTTTGCCTGGACCTTCGGCCTGGACAAGGACGCCAAGGGTCGCCGCCTGCCGCGCGATGAGCAGCTGCGCCTCAAGCACGACCTGGGGGAACTCCTGCGCGCCGACCTGATGACCCAGGCCAACGTCGACCGCATCGACGTTTTGACCGGGATCAGGACCCAGGACGAGGCGCGCGCCGGGCGCGGCCTTGCCCCGAAGGGCGGCGATGCCGACAAGCTGATGCGGCCTACCAACATGGCCTCGGAAGGCTCCGCCACCTCGGGCCAAGCGCCCGATGGCGCGGGCCGTCCCATTGACGGCACGGTCGGCGTCGGCGGCGCGGGCACGGGCGGCACGGCCGCCACCGACCAGACTACGGCCGATGAGCCTTCGCAGAACTGAGGACAACACCATGGCCAGCAAGCCCACGGCCGCCCCGGCCAAAGCCAAGACCGCCAAAGCCGCCCCGAAAGCGGCCAAGGCCAACCCCACCGCCGCTCCAGCGCCCGCCGCCGCACAAGCGACCGGCGCTTCGCACCCCGACCCGCTCCACGCCGCCTTGGCCATCCTCGCCCCGCTCTGCGACGCGCATGGCGCGCGGTTGGAGCCTCCCAAGACCTTCATGGTGATCGGCGCCCGCATGCTCGGCGGTTTCGCCCACGCCCATCACCCCGTCTCGGTCGAGCGCTTTGTCGAAGCCGCTCGCGCCACCATGGGCGTCCGGGATGTGCAGGTGATGTCCACCGGCATCCGCCTCGAAGTCGTCGTTCCGGCGCCCGACGCCTGACCACCAGATTTGCTGCTTTCGCCCCGGCGCAGTCCGGACCTAGGCCGACAAGCAGACCCTCCCGTCGAGATTGGCGCGCCGGGAGTAGCTGAAGCCAGCCTTGCGGCGAAGTGAGCTACGGCCCGCGTCCTGAGGTAACCCGCGCGATCCCCGACCGGGGGCGGACGCAACGCCGAGACCTCCGCTCGGACGGCGCGGGCTGAAATTCTTGAAGAGGGCTGACCGATGACCATGCAGCGCAAGATCGTCCGCGCCCTGATCACCCCGGTCGGGGACGACGAGGTCGACGTGGTCATGTCCACCGCCGCCCTGGCCCGCGACGGCCACATCCTGCTGCCGCAGGGCTGCGTCCTCGACAACTACCGCGCCAACCCCATCGTGCTCTGGAGCCACAATCCGGATCATCCGATCGGCAATGCGGAAAACATCGTCGTCAGCGCCGACAACATCACCGCCCGCGCCCGCTTCGCCCAGCTGGGCATTTCGCGGAAGGCCGACGAAATCCGGGGCTTGGCCAAGACTGGCGTCATCCGCGCCGTCTCCGTCGGGTTCGACGCTCTGGAGATGGAGCCGCTTAATCCCAAGAAGCCACACGGTGGCCAGCGGATCACCGCCTGGGAGCTGATGGAGTTCTCCTTCGTCAGCGTCCCCGCCGATCCCGGCGCCGTGGTGACCGCGCGCCAGCTTGAAGACATCACCGGAGACCTGCCCGTGACCGTGAAGCCAGAAATCGCCGCCTCCACGGCCGCCTCCACGGCCGCCGCTACCCCGAAGCCCCGCAAGCGCCGCGCGAACCCGGTTCGCAACCAAGGGCCAATCCAGTTCAAGCGCGGCCTCTATCAGGTCGCCAACCTGCTCTATCTGGTCGAGGAACTCGGCTGGCACGTCGACATGGCCAAGTATGAGGCCGCCATCGAGGGCGACGGCAGCGCCGTCCCCGGCATGCTTGCTGGCGTCCTGCAGGACCTGGTCGACGCCCTCATGGCCATGACCACGGAAGAATTATCCGAGTTCATGGCCGGCTACGACGTCGAGGTCGAAGCCGAAGACGAGGTCGACGACAGTGTCGTGCTCACGGTTGAGGCGCGCGCCCACATCGCCGCCGCCCCCACGCCCGCCGTCCGCGCCTTCCGCCGCGGACTGGCCCACGCCAAGCTCCGCGCCGGCAAGACCCTGTCGGATGAAACCGTGCGCTGCCTGAAGGAAGCCGCCGCCCTGCACGAAGACGGCATGGCCGAAATCCGCAGCGGCCTGGCCAAGCACAAAAAGGGCGTCGCCGCCGTCAACGACCTGATGGATCGCGCTGGCGTGGCCGATCAGGAGGACAATGCGGCGGAGGCCAACGAGAACGCCGACCCCAGCGGCGAGCCCGAGGGTGAAGCCCGCATGAGCGCCGACTTCCGCCGTCGCGAGGCCGAGTTCTTGGGCCTGGCGCATACGCACTGACACCGAATTTCGATCCCCACGCCCAGGCGCGGGTAGCGAAACGCCCTATCGGCCCTTGGGCAAGGCTGCCGGCCCGCTGTGAAGCGCGCCACTCCCTTTGAAGGATCGCCCCATGCTCGCCGAGCTGCTGAAGAAGCGTGCGGCCGCCTATGACACGTTCAAGGCGCTCGCTGAAAAACCCACCCTCACCGAAACCGAAACCGCCGACTATGGCGCGCGCAAAAAGGACGTCGA